TTACACTTTTGTAATCTCCTCCACGATGTATTTATCTTCTACTTTTTTACAAGTACATACAAAGTACTCCGGGTGCTTCAAGGCTCCTTGCAAAGTATCAGGAAGAATGATCTCTTTGGTTCGCCTGTCTACTGCTACCATTGCATACAAGATACCTTCACTTTTACACTTCTCAATAAGTGCACTTTTTAATTCCTCTACGTTAAATTCCATTTATGTGAGATTTTATTGTTGCAAAGTTATGGAAATTATGAATATTTTGTGCAATAATATTCTTATAATATAAAATAGCTCCCTAGTTCGTCCGCTGACGAGGGAGCTATTTAACACAAAAACTAAACTAGACACATTTTTGGAAATCTAGTTGTATATTCTGTATATCAATTATATAGTCCTGCTTTTTTTTATGGTTCGACCATAATTCGACCATTTGATGTTTTATGTACTATCAAGATTTTTGAGTTTCATGTTTTATATTATTTTAAATGTTATATTTGCGCATTGTCAAACTAAAATAGTGCGTTTATGAAAATGTTTTTTAGAAGCATCCAAAAATGGATGAGAGAGCGTAAGGTTCGTAGAGAACTTCAAAAAGACCAAGATCTCAGGGAACGTTGTGTCGATTATGTTGTAAAAGGTTCTAAGCCTGCAAATGCTTACCTTGCTGATGCAATATATAGATACATTAAAGACGGTTCGATTAGTTAAACTTCTTTTGTAGGTAACAATATTGGAAGCGAGAATTTTATTTTACTCACAATCTCGTTTTGTGCATTTTCATTAGAGGATGCTCCTACTCCTATTACGCTTGCAAATACACCAACTTTAGCATCACTTCCTTTGTTTTCAGATGTTGTGAGTGATAGATTAAATTCTATATTGGTAAGTACACATTCTTGCCTTCCAATATGTAATGTACCTTTGTTTATACCTCCAATGGAGACTATCGGGTTTACTACGAGGTTAAATTTTGATGTTCCTCCATTTAACTCTGTTACTGCATCTGCTATTTGAGTAACTGTATCTTTTATGAATTCTTTAAGTTCCATATATAGTGTTTACTTCTAGTTTGTATCATTGTTTAAGAATCATATTTTATTTATAAAGCGTAATTTATTCCACTAATTCTTTTAAATGGGATTTTTCATGCCATTTTAAATACGTACGTCCTGATTTGGTTTCAATAGACTTTAAGTAAGGAGCAATTTTAGGAGATTGAATAGATTTTGTAGTATCATCTATTAGAGTTATTTTATGATTGATGCGGCTATTGATGGCATGTGCATCTACTGCATCATAATTCAAATTAGAACGTCCTAAACTTAATATGAAATTTGTATCATTAGAACCTGTAACGTAATTAATAAGCGTCATTCTATTATTTCGAAGAACAACAGCATTGAATTTAATTGCTAGTCCTTCATGTATAGAATAATTGGTTTTTAAGTGTTCCTTATCTACAAGGTTATGTATGAAATTTGTGGCATTCCTTTTAAATCTACCAATCTGTTCTTTTTCCTTTTTCTCTTCAAAAGAGATAAAAGATGCACTAACTACGGCGTTAATGAAACTGGACAAGTCGTATACTATATTTGGTACTAGCTCTGCTTTCTCTATTTTTTTGTAATAGTAATGATAGCCAGCATGTTCTAAAATATCTATTTCATAATCTTCTAAATAGTACTGAAATAGTTTGAAATAGTATATATCATCAGAATGAGCATCACATTCATACATACCACTGTCTATCCAACCACCATCAGTAACAATAAAATCATCTCCTCTTCGAGTTAAAAAGACGGAAACAAAAATATTACTTGTTGTTGCTATCGGTGTTATGATCTCAAAAGTATTTCCATGTTTCTTTATTTTCCATAAAGAATTGTAGGATTTGATGATATATTCAATAAGTTTTTCCATCTCTTAAAAATTTATTCCTTCAAGTGGGTCTTTGTCTTCTCTTTCGAAAGGAAGATAGCCTTCTCGAAATACTTGTATTTCAGGTAATTCATGCTCATCATTAGTGTAGATTACACTTTCTTGGCAAAAGTAAGGAAAACCAAAGTCAATGTCAAATAAATGTTCAGCTTGTTTGGGATTATTCAATAAGTCTGTTTTATAGGCTAAAAAATATCCATTATCATCATATTTGTGAAAATGGGGAGTTGTAACACTTTGCTTGGCTAAAGGTATAAACGGAACTTCGTTTTTATGAGTACCTCCACCACTATCGTAGCGGATAACGACTCCTTTTTTGAATTTATCCGAAACTATCTGGAAAGAACAATCTGTTTTATCTCCATTTCGTACTTCACAAGTCATAAATGTATTTCCAAAGTGAAACTCTGAATGAAGATGCTTTTTAGTATAAAGAGATGTGCCATGATTTCCTTTAGGTTCAGAAACAATGATTGGCGCATTAATTCTCTTTTCTGCATTAATGAAAGTTTTATAGTCGTCTATAATTTTTAAAAGCTCTCTATCTTGTTTTATTTTTGCCATATTTGAATTAAGTTATAGTGTTAGCTAATAGGCTCTACTGTTTCAATTTGGTGCATACTTAAAATGTTGTTCTGAATACTATAATATGATATATTCTTTTCATGGCATATCCAATATTTCTTTTCTCCTGCAACAGTTCTAAGCTTATATTTCATTATTGTTTTTAGAATCAGTTTCATCACTTTCTTTTTTGCTTTCTAGTACTTCATTAATAAGTTCTTTGATTTTAGTGTAATCTTTATCATCTAAATCTTCTTTATTAATAATTTCCTTGAAATCCTTATCAAATATATATTCATAATTTCCTATGTCTGGGCTACCTCCTTTAGTTTTACATCTAAATTTATGTGTTGCTTTCCAACCACAAAATTCTTTTTTTATAAAGTTAGCTCTGTCTTTTATACTGTCTGAATGTAATGTAACCATATTAGTACATGCTTTGGCTTTTTCCAGATTTTCATTGAATTTATTTTTAGCTTCATAATATCTAGAGTTACTATATGAAGAATAGCCATCACTCCAAATCTCCATGGTTTTTCGTGCGTCTTTCATTTCATCTAGATATTCATCTGCTTTTTCAATAGCTATTTTAATGAAATAGGCATGTCTTGTAATGATTGAATCTGTATATACAGATGTAAAAGCACTGTCTATATTGGTTTCAATAGGTTCATAGCTGGCAAAATCATATAGGACTTTAAACATGTCGTCCTTAATTAATTCATTAGCTTTTTCTTCTTTAGATTTGCATCCACTTAATAACATAGTAGCTGATACAACGATAAATAATAATGTTTTCATTAGTGTATATAAATTTTAGATTATCCAATATTTCTTTCATTCTTCAACATAGCTAATTCGCCTTTCAGTTTTTGGTTCTCTTCAGTGAATAGTTGAATTGTTTTCATCTGCTCATTTATAGTCCCCTGAAGGGTTGCTATTGTATCAACTAAACGTTCCATGCGTTCAATATTTGGATCAGGTTTGATATCTGAAATCAGCATTGGACCTTTATTGCGTAGTAACCAATCTGCTGAAATATCCGTAAATGCGTTTAATGTGAGCCTAATTACTTTAGAGGAAGGTTCTGTGTTTTTTTGAAACATAGAACCAATCACCGATTGGGTTACCCCAATTTTAATGGAAAACTGCCTGTCTGACAGCTTATAATAAGAGATAATCTCTCTAATTTTTTCGTTTACGCTTGTTTCAGCCATATCTATATTAATAGTTAATTAACGTAAATACGATTATTTATCAAGTTTTATGTTTTGTAATTAACGTAAATACGTTTATATTTGCATCATAAATCAATCAATCATACAAACATACAAAAAATGATTGATAAAACCAATTAAAAAATAACGATTATGAGCTACAATTTATCACAAATAATGAAGTCTGCACACCGCAATTACAAGAAGGGTGGAAAAACATTTTCAGAGTGTTTAAAATCTGCATGGAGCTTTGCAAAACTCCAAGAAAGTTTCTCACCGGAAGCAGTGAAATCAAGAACTGATAAATTTTTAGCTGAAAGACATGAAGCTATGAGCAAGACTGCCAAAGCTACACCTAGCAAGGAATATAATAACCTTAATATTCCCGCTTCCGCTTACTACAACCCAAATAGTACTCATTACGGTGCACATTACGTCGGAGATTAATCAAATTATACAACAATGGATAAAAGAACCGAACTAGAAATACAGCGAGACAAATATGAAGCTGTGATTGAAGAACGAGACGCGTTGATCAGCTCTTTGAGAGGTGAAAATGAAAAACTCAAACGAGATTTAGAATCAGAACGTGGATTTTATAGAGAGAAAGTTTCCCAATGTGATGATTTGAAGAAATTTATTGAATCGCAACGAAACTTAATGGACATAGTTTTGAAGAACAACCAAAGTATTCTCTAACCCTCACTAAAGTCAAACCAAACCGCCGGTTATCCGGTACCCAGTCCGGTCTTTGAGCCTGCCCTTGAAGGGAGACTGGGAACAACAGAGAAGAGTTCTTTGACATATTGGTAAAATGGTGTTTTGGAAGCCGACACGTGCTGAAAGGGATTACTGACGTAGGCGGGCTTCTCAACGATATAATGCTGTGGTTAATGGTCAAGCCGTATCGTTGTAAAACTAAATCAGTTAGACGTTTGTCGGCAAATCGAGGTATTTGCTTTATGTATATAAAGGTGATGTAGCTCAGGCAGGTTAGAGCGCTGTGTGTGGTGGATGGTTGAGAGTTCGAGTCTCTCAAGAAATACTCTTAGCTTAACGGAAGAGCACCACAAGCAGAGGTCGGCGGTTCGAATCCGCTCATCGCTTCAATGTTTAATTTAAAATTAGATTGTATGGAAAAGGATATTCAGAGACGTAACGTAATTGATGTATTACGGAGTATGGATGTTGGTGCAATAGAAGTATTTCCTATCGTTCAGAAACCGTCTGTAACTAATACATTGAATGCTCGGCTTTATAAAGAAAAAGCTGAAGGAATGGCTTGGAAAACAAAGTCAGATGTAAAAAATATGCAGTTTATAGTAACCAGAATTGCATAACTACCTTGCTTGTTGAGATGATCAGAGGTGAAATGGCTGAAATATTGCTAGATAATATTCTCCGTCTGTTTTCTACAGAAACGTTTGGAAAAGATAAGTCTGCGTATTATGTGGGTGGGGAAAAGAAATTGATGAATCTTATAGAAGCGGGTAAGATTGAAAGTGATAAGCCCACTAATGTCCAAAACGGCAAGTGGCATTGTAATGCTGCTCAAGTATTACTTCATTGCCGATGTGCGGGAAGGAAAGTTAAATCTAAAAAACGGAAGAAATGAAAAAGATTAAAGTGATACAGTATGCCATGATGTTCATTGCCTTATGGACAACACTGTATCTTATAGATAGCATTGAAGTTAGCAAGAAAGAATTTATTGCTGCTTTTGTATTGGTGACTGTCGTATCAGTGAATTATATCTGTTTTCGATACTACGAAGATAGGAAACAAAATAAGGATAGCCTGTGAAGGTCTGCATTGCTTAATTTTAGTATTTGTCATGTTTATTTAGCCCGGTTCGCCGGGCATCTGCCGGGATAGCCCAGTTGGTTAGAGCGCATGTTTCTACATGAGGTCAGCGGTTCGAATCCGTTTCCCGGCTCAACTCAATCAGAGTTAAGTAACCCGTGAGGGTGAAAATATATTTGCATTATATATACAATCAATGTAGCCGGAAGCGTCTGGCTACGACCTGAAGGAATGGCGGAATTGGTAAACGCAAGTATGCAGATAGATTGAAGAAAGTCATACATAGGTAATCTATCATCCCGGTTCGAGTCCGGGTTCCTTCACAGAGAATTTTTCTTTTTATGTTTAACTAATGTTGCCAGCGAAAAGGACGCTGTAGGGTTAAAGCCCCTGTTATTTGAGTTTTAATTGTTCTATACTATTCCGGTGTGCTTTGAACGGCTATCCGGAAGCAAGAAGCTCGTGAGAGTGCTATTTAATAGTTAATGTCGTGTTTTATTTTGTGTTTGTGTTCTAGGTGAATGGTTCGTGAGAATAGTTCACTTAAAACGGATGGCTGGTGTAATTGGCAGCATACGCAGATATGCGTGATGTGGGTTCGATCCCCACGCCATTCACCCTTCTGATCCTAATTAAATTATAGTAGTTCATGAGTTTTGTTTTGTGTTTGTGATTGGGGTGTATGGTCTGTGAAGATAGTGCACCTTTTTAATTAATCGGGCGGATATGTATATCGTTGGTTGAAACTGCGGTGAGGTGCACCAATATTCCGTGAGACCGGTTCGACTCCGGTTCCGTCCACTAGCATTTACATTATGTATAAATCAGGGAGCCGTACACCCTTCAAAGCGTAGCCGTTCCATAAGGTACATTGGATTATTCATTTTCTTATTTTTCTGCCTGTACAATATCGTACAGGCAGTTTTTACTACCTGAAAATGGCGTTAAAATGGCGAAGTTTCTGTTTGCTAAACTTGTCAATAACGATTACCTTTACTGATGTAATGAACTAAAAGTCAAACCATTAAATTAGAATTATGACAGCGAGAAAAAACACTGTATCAACGGTTCAGAATGAAGAGAAGAAGAAAAATTCTATCAGACCGCTTCTAGCTTCTGAAATTGAATGTAGGGTTGGTACTATGAAACCGGACGGTTCGGGCTGCTCCTTGCTATTATACAAGGATGCTCGAGTAGACATGAGAATACTTGATGAAGTGTTCGGAGAAATGAACTGGAAACGGCACCATGATGTCGTTAATGGGAATCTATTCTGTACGTTGTCCATTTGGGATAATGAAAAGAAGGAATGGGTGAGTAAACAGGATGTTGGGACAGAATCTAGCACAGAAAAAGAGAAAGGGCAGGCTTCGGACGCCTTTAAACGTGCAGGATTTAACTGGGGAATTGGGCGTGAACTTTATACGGGTCCTTTCATTTGGATTCCACTTGAGAAAAATGAAATATATCAGAGCAAAACAGGTTCTCCTGCTCTATACACCAAATTCAGTGTAAAAGAGATTGGTTATAACGAGCAAAAGGAGATTATTTTACTTGTTATTGTGGACAATAAAAACCGCGTTCGTTTTGCTTATGGTAATACAAAGGAAAAAGTATATGCTCCCAATGTTTCTGCTTCAAACGCTTCGGGCAAAGTATATACTGGTGTAGACCTAGATCGTGCAATTAAACAAATGACTGGTGTTAAAAGCCGCGAAGAGCTTGAGAGAGTTTGGGCTGAACATCCCGAACTTCACAATAATAAGGAGTTCAGAAACATAACTATTGACATGCAGAAAACGTATCCTCCTAGAAATTGATAATAATGATAGAATTAGTGAAATCCAGTGTGGTTTTCAATGAGGAAAACCACACTTATATGCTCGGTGAAAAACAGTTGCAAGGTATAACCGGTATGATTAGCCGGCAGTTGTTCCCTGACAAATATAAAGATGTCCCCGATTTTGTATTGAAGAGAGCTGCTGAGAAGGGGAGCCTTATTCATGCTCAATGCCAGTTTGTTGATGCAACAGGCTTACCGCCTGAAAGTATTGAAGCAGAGAATTATTTGAAAGAGCGGACGAAAGCTGGATATAAGGCTTTTGCTAATGAGTACACGGTGTCTGATAACGAATACTTTGCATCGAATATAGATTGTGTTTGGGAGAAAGCCGGTAGAATCTGTCTTGGTGACATCAAAACTACGCTGCATCTTGACGAAGAGTATTTGAGTTGGCAGTTGTCAATTTATGCTTATCTGTTTGAACTACAAAATCCATTACTCAAAGTTGATAAATTGTTCGGCATTTGGGTACGTGGTGATAAACATGAATTGGTTGAAATTCCTCGTAAGCCTGATAAAGAAGTCAAGAAATTAATGGAATGCGAGAAGAAGGGTGAGCAATATCTATCCATTCTTCCTGTTCCTGCCCCTGATGATGACAAGTTACTTATTCCAATGCAACTTGTAAATACTATAATCGGAATTGAGGAAGAACTTGCAGATCTAACCAAGATTCAGAAAGATTATAAGGCAAAATTGAAAACTGCTATGCGTGAGAATGGTGTCAAGTCATGGGATGCCGGAAGATTGCGAGTTAGTTATACACCCGCTTCTACGAGTGACAATTTTGATACTAAAAAGTTTCAGGCTGACTATCCGGAATTATATTCTAAGTATATCAAAACAGTTCCTAAAGCTGATAGTATCCGTGTAACAATAAGGGAGGATAAATCATGAGTTTAAACAAATTGATGCTTATCGGGCATGTTGGCAAAGACCCCGATATTAGAATTTTGGAAGCTGGTTCTAAAGTGGCCACTTTCTCCTTTGCCACCACTGAAAAAGGTTATACCCTTGCCAATGGAACACAGGTTCCTGAAAGAACTGAATGGCATAATATTGTTGTTTGGCGTGGTCTTGCCGATGTTGTTGAGAAGTATGTCCATAAGGGAGACAAGTTGTATCTGGAAGGAAAGATAAGAACTCGGAGTTATGATGATAGCAGAGGAATTAAACGGTATATTACAGAACTTTTTGTTGATAATATGGAGATGCTTTCTGTTAAGCCTCAACAAGCGCCACCACCGCCACCTCTTCCGGAACACACCAATAATCAGACTCGAAGTGCGGTGAATGAGTGCCCGCCACCGCCACCACCGACCAAGGACGATTTGCCATTCTGATAGGTTATGGAAGCAACATTGACGAAGAAAGATGGCAAAATCCAAATGGATAAGTCTTTCGAGTTCATGTGCAGCACACTTCGTAATGGAGAATACACTGTAACCATTAAGAAAAAAACACAGCCGAGAACATTAAATCAAAATGCTCTCATGTGGAAATGGTTTCAGTGTATTGGTGCCTGTTTGCGTGAATACACAGGTGAAGAGTATTGGAGCACTGCTGCTGGAGTTCAGGATATACATGACTTGTATTGTAAGAAGTTTCTTGTGAAACAGGTTCATGTGAATGGTAAGGTGGAAACTATTGTGCGAGGAACAAGTAAACTTAATACTTTAGAGATGCATAATTTCATGGAAAGCGTGAAAATAGATGCGGCCACCGAGTTTGGTATTACACTTCCATTGCCTGAAGACCAGCATTACTTAGATTTTATTCATGAGTACCAAAACCGGTACTAATTAATCCTTTTATAATTTATGATTGCAAATTTGAGAAACTACGAACCCGAGACAATCGAGTTTGTAGTTCCCGATTCTATTCGGGAAAAATTTCCCCCTGTTTTATTTCAGGGTTCTACGAATGTAGATGAATTGATAAAGTTGGTGAATGAGCATTTCAATGCTACATTCCCTGAAAGTGAGGTGACACAACGTTTACTGGATGAATTTGAGATTTCCGAAATTCGTGAAGAGTATTGCATCAAGCAAGAGAATGAGGTCCCCAAACGCGAACGTGAACTGTTGGAAGCCATTGAACGTGCGAAAAAAAATTAAGAGTGATGCACAAGACAGGTTAGCTTCTATTAAGACTGAAATTAAAGACCTGGCTGCCGAGGTCAAAAAGGGGACGAGGGAGTATCATCTTTCAAGTAAGAATACGATCCGGTTTGCTCTTGATGGATATTTCCTGTATTATTCATGGGTGAACGGTGAGTTTAAGCTTGTGAAAGCTGAAAAAATTCCTGATTGGGACAAACGTTCTCTTTGGGCACAGGAAGATCGAAACAGAAAAGCGATGCTTGATTTGTTTGGTATTGAATATCCTGAAGTAGAACGTCCTATTGATGATACAGAAGATTATGGGGACAAGTTCGAAGAAGACCTGTCTGATAAACTTCCTGAAGAAGAACCGGAAGACGATGAGTAGATTGCAGCACAAAAAAGGCAGGAAGTCCAACTATGTGAAGCGGCTTGTGAATAATCCAGATTGGGAAGAAGCCAAGCGTAAGGTTCGTATTAGGGATGGACATAAATGCCAGATGTGCGGTAAAGACTTCAATTTAGAGATTCACCACAAAACATACAGGGTTAACGGAAAATCAATCGTTGGTCATGAACTTGAACATCTTGATTGTCTCGTTACCCTTTGTGGTGACTGTCATTCGAAAGTTCATAAATATCACATCAAATTATGACATACCAGTTAAGAGACTACCAAAAAAGTGCTAGTGATGCAGCGGTCAGCGTTTTTAAATCCAAGGAAAAGAAAAACTACGTGATAGTTCTTCCCACTGGTGCCGGGAAGTCCCTTGTCATTGCCAATATAGCTGCACGGATAGACGGGCCGCTGATAGTGTTCCAGCCTAGCAAGGAAATACTCGAACAAAATTTTGCGAAACTTCAATCATACGGCATATTCGATTGTGGAGTTTATTCAGCTTCTGCCGGAAGAAAGGATATCAATCGTATTACGTTTGCTATGATTGGTAGTGTGATGAAACACATGAGTTTCTTCAAACATTTCAAGCACGTTCTGATTGATGAATGTCATTTAGTGAATCCGGAGAAAGGAATGTATAAGGAATTCTTTGAAGATGAGCAAAGGAAAGTTATTGGGCTGACAGCGACTCCTTACAGATTATGTTCAGGAAGAGGTGGTGCTATGCTTAAATTTATAACTCGTACCCGGCCAAAGGTTTTCACTGATGTTATTTATCACTGTCAGGTGAGTGAACTACTTGCTAAAGGATTTCTCGCAAGTTTGAAATACTATGATATTACAAAGTTGGATTTAAGTAGAGTCAGGACTAATTCTACTGGTGCAGATTACGATGAAAAAAGTCTTCTGCAAGAGTTTGAACGTGTGGACATATACAAAGATATAGTTGGATGGACAAAACGTCTGTTGAACCCCAAATCGGGCATACCACGCAAAGGTATTTTAATATTCACGAGGTTTATTCGTGAAGCTGAAAAACTGGCTTCCGAAATTCCTAATTGTGCGATTGTTAGCGGTTCTACTCCAAAGGAAGAAAGGGCACGAATTCTGAAAGGTTTTAAAGATGGAAGAATAAAAGTTGTTGCTAATGTCGGAGTACTTACAACCGGATTCGATTACCCGGAGCTTGATACGGTTGTTCTTGCACGTCCAACCAAATCCCTTTCCCTCTATTATCAAATGGTCGGTCGTGTTATTCGTCCCTGCCAAGGTAAAGAGGGTTGGGTTGTTGATTTGAGTGGGAATTTCCGGCGTTTTGGGCGTGTTGAAGAGTTACGCATAGAACAGCCTGAAAAGGGAAAATGGTGTATAATGAGTCGTGGCCGTCAATTAACCAATGTAGTATTTTAATTATCATGTGGAGAAATTACAAGAAGAAAGAAAAGAAAAAGCCTCTTTTCGAGGTAGAAGGTGTTAAGGTCAAGAAGAAACCTGATCTTGTCGATAAACTAGACAGAATATTTAGTTTGTTCATCCGTTATCGTGATACGATGCCTAATGGATATTTTCAGTGTATTTCATGTGGTAAAATAAAGCCTTTCAATAAAGCAGATTGCGGTCATTACATCAACCGCCAACACATGAGTACTCGCTTTGATGAAATGAACTGCAATGCTCAATGTTCACATTGTAACCGCTTCATGGAAGGAAATATTCAGGATTATCGCAGACGTCTAGTTGCCAAGTATGGTGAACGAAATGTGCTGATCCTGGAAGCCAAGAAAAATGTTACTAAGCAATTTAGTGACTTTCAATTAGAAAAGCTGATTACTCATTACAAGGAAGAAGCGAAAAAACTGAAGGAAGCAAAAGGTCTGTGAGTTTTATTACTAATCGGAGTATAATCCCTTAAAATATGGAAAGAAATTCATTCATCTTTTATAAAGGGTGGAGAGAAGCAATCAAGGATTTGCCGGATGATGTCAGGCTGGAGATTTACGAAAGCATAATTGAGTATGCGACAACGGGAAATCTTCGGGGGTTGAAACCTATGGCAAATATTGCTTTCAACTTTATAAAGATAGATATAGACAGGGATACTGAAAAGTATATGTCTATTGTGGAAAGGAATAAGAGCAATGGTTCTAAGGGGGGACGTCCGAAAAGTGAAAACCCAAAAGAACCCAAAGAACCCACAAAACCCACTGGGTTATTTGGAAACCCAAAAGAACCCACAAAACCCGATAATGATAATGAATATGATAATGATTATGTAGATGATAATGATTCTCATTTAAAAAAGAAAGAAACTTCTCCTAAAGGAGAATCAAAGAAAGACGAGCTTTCTTTGTTCCCCGAGGAAAAGATTGATTGGGGTGGGCTAATGGATTATTTTAATTCCACGTTTAAAGGTAAACTTCCTGCTATAAAGTCCATAGATGCAAAACGAAAGAAAGCTATTAAAGCACGTGTCGCACAATACGGGAAGCAAGCTGTATTCGATGTGTTCCAATTGGTTTTAGACAGTCCTTTCTTGCTTGGACAAAACGATAAAAATTGGAGGTGCACTTTTGACTGGATATTCAAGTCTGCGAATTTTACTAAAATTTTAGAAGGAAATTACAATGGAAAACGAACTGATACTGCGACCACAAGAAGAGAATCGGTTAGCAGTCTTACGGACCTCGCCGAAAAACTATTGCAAAGCTCTATGCCCCAAGAAGGTTGAAGATGTATTTCAAAGTGATGAACCTTCTATTGGCACTATTATAAGAAAGTTTGGTGAGCCGCAAGCCAGAGCAGTGTTGGTCATATTGATAGCTGATGCCTTGGAGTTTTTCAATGTCGGTAATCCAATGTCGGCTACACAAGTCGCTACTACAGTAGATTTAATCATTGAAGAATATCCATATATGAAAACTGATGATTTTAAACTGTGTTTCAAGAACGCAATGAAAATGAAATATGGCAATATCTATAATAGAATTGATGGTCAGGTCATCATGAGTTGGCTTCGTGAATACAATAAAGAACGTTGTGCTGTTGCTGATAATCAGTCATGGAATTTTCATAAAGAGAATTTGTCGGAGGAAGTGAGTTATACAAGTGGCTTGTCGTATGAAGAATACCGGAACGAACTCAAACTTAGAGTTGAGCAAGGAGATGAAGAAGCTGCTAAAGCGTTAAGTCTCTCAAATGAAATAATCTCTTATCTAAACAAAAGAGAAAATGGCAAACAAGAAGCAGAAGGTGACAATTTACTGGAACACTAGGCATATCAAACTTGAAGATATTCCTGAAGTGAAAAGAAGAATACGGGAGCGTTTTGGTATTCCTAATCACACAACTGTTAATGGTGAAACGGATTGTTATATCCGTGAGGAAGATATGGAATTGCTTCGGGAAACGGAAAAACGTGGCTTCATTCAAATACGTAATAAGCCCGCATGAAAATGGCGTTAAAATGGCGAAGTTTCTGTTTGCATAACTTGTCATTTTACGATAATTTTACTGATGTAATGAATTAAAAGTCAAACCAATATAATTAAATTATGGAAGTACAAAACATTAGAATTGACCTTATCAGTCCTTCTCCTTTGAATCCGAGAAAGACTTTTGATGAAGCAGCTCTTGAAGAGCTTGCAAGCAACATTGAAAAGCAAGGTTTATTGCAACCTGTCACTGTCAGAGTTGCTAAATCCGAGGAGATGACTAACCTAGAAACCGGAGATGTTACCCCATTACCTTACACATACGAAATTGTTTGCGGTGAGCGTCGTTTCCGGGCTGTGTCACTTTTGAAAGCAAAGGAAGATGAAGCGAATGTTGCAAAAATCAAAGCCCATCGAAAAAAGTCGGAAAAATTTCAGACAATATCCTGCATTGTCAGAGAAATGACAGATGATGAGGCTTTTGAAGCGATGATTACCGAGAATCTTCAAAGAAAAGATGTTGATCCCATCGAAGAAGCTTTTGCCTTTGCGCAGTTGGCTGAAAAAGGACGAACTTTGGAAGATATCGCTCTTAAAATAGGAAAGTCTACCCGGTTTGTATTTGACCGTATTAAATTGAATTCTCTTATTCCTGAACTAAAAGAGCGGGTAAGAAATGGAGATATACCATTGTCCGGTGCTATGATTCTTTCTAAATTGGATGAAGATACTCAAAAAGAGTTTCATGAGGAGGAGGAAGAACAATGTACTACTGCTATGATTCGAGAATTTGTGAGTAATTCTTTCATGGAGCTTGGTAACGCACCTTGGATTAAAGATGATTCCGATAATTGGGAAAATACTGATATTAAATCATGTTCTCAATGTGAGAATAATACGTGTAATCATGGTTGTTTGTTCTATGAAATGAATAGTAAGGATGCTAGATGTATCAATGCTGCTTGCTATGAGAAAAAACAGATTGCTTATGTGACGCGGAAAATTCAACTAGAATATGAACATCTTGTTAAAGTTGGCGAACCTCTTTCATTTGGAAAAACAGTAATTATCGCTAGACGTCCCGATACATATTGGGGAGAAGATAGAAAGGTTTTCTATGAAAAAACTTTGGAAGCTGTTAAACAACTTGGATTTGAAATAGTTGATCCTGATGAAATCTTTAGATGTAAGTGCTGGTATTCAGAAGATGATGAACGCACTTTGAAAATGCTTGAAGATGGAGAAGTTTATCGTTGTCTTTCATTTTTTGGACATTATTCTCCCGAATTTAACGTTAGTTTCTATTATGTTAGAAAAGCAACGGCTTCCTCTACTTCCGCCGTTGCCGATCTAAAAGAGATAGAAAGGGAAAAAATAAACGCCCAATTAAAAAGAGCGAAGGATATAGTCAAGGAGAAGTCTGCTGAAGAAATGCGCAAGTGGGCGCAAGAGAAAACATATTATCAGAGAACAAAAGAATTCTCTGAAAATGAACAACTTGTTTTTGATGTGCTGGTTCTTAGCGGTTGTAGCAGTACTTATCTTGAAAAACTGAATTTGAAAAAATGGAATGGTGAGAGTGATTTTGTAAATTATGTCAAGAACAACCAAGCTGACCGACACCAATGGTATAGAGCCTTTATTGCTGAATGCTTATCATCGAATAATGTGAATTTCTGCTCCTATTTGCAAAAGTGTCAGAAAATCCTTTTTGCAGAACAATATCCGGATGATTACAATGCGCTAACAAAGAAACTTGCAGATTCATATAGCAAGAAAGAGATGAAGCTCAAACAGCAACTCGAAGAACTTAATAACGATAACACAGAGGAAGCCTAACGGTTTCCTCTCTTTATTTGAAATGAAAATGAAAGACTATATAGAATTTCTAAAAGACAAGATGGCTATTAGCCACAATACTGGATTTGAAGTTAATCCTAATGAAATATCAACTTCTCTTTACCCTCATGTGAGAGATACCGTTCGTTGGGCGGTTTCCGGTGGTTGCCGTGCCATATTCTCCAGTTTCGGTATGCAGAAAACAGTAACCCAATTGGAGATATGCAGAGTTATAATCAACCAGTATTTTGGTAAAGCTCTTATCGTTTGTCCTAAACGTGTAGTAGTAGAGTTTATCACCCAAGCTAAGGAGCACATGAACATGACAGTTAAGTATGTCAAGACCATGAGCGAAGTCAGAGCCTGCAAGTGTGATATAATGATTACCAACTATGAGCGTGTCCGTGACGGAGAAGACGGCGTAAGAATAGAACCTTCCTTTTTTACCGTTACCTCATTGGATGAAGCAAGCGTATTGAGAGGGTTCGGCACCAAGACATACCAAGAGTTCCTACCGCTGTTCGCCGATGTGCCTTTCCGCTTTGTTGCCACTGCCACGCCGTCACCTAACAGATACAAGGAGCTGATACATTATGCCGGATATCTTGGAGTGATGGATACAGGTCAAGCCCTTACACGTTTTTTTCAACGTGATAGTACCAAAGCTAATAATCTAACGCTTTATCCACACAAAGAAAAAGAATTTTGGCTGTGGGTATCAACTTGGGCATTGTTCCTAACCAAGCCTTCCGACCTCGGTTATCCTGATACCGGCTATGAATTGCCGGAACTGCGGGTACATGAAGAAGTGGTTAGCGTTGACAATTCCACTGCCGGTACAGACCGTGACGGACAAGTGAAGATGTTTCGTGAGGCTGCTCTCGGACTTGCTGATGCAGCGAAAGAACGTCGGGACAATATGGCAGAGAAGATTGCCCGTGTCGTAGAGATTATTAATCGTCCTGAAAACAAGGACGAGCATTTCCTTTTGTGGCATGACCTTGAGAGTGAGCGGGAAGCCCTTTGCAAGGCTATCCCCGGTTGCAAAGCTGTTTATGGCTCGCAGGATGATGAGGAAGCCGACAAGGTGATAGCGGACTTCAAAAACGGGAGATTGAAATACCTGGCCGCAAAGCCTGAAATGCTTGGTGAGGGTTTGAACTTCCAGTACCATTGTCATAAGGCTATCATGTTCATCGACTACCGGTTCAATGACAAGTTTCAGGCGATAGCCCGTATCTACCGTTTCATGCAAAAACATCCTGTAGACCTTTACTTGGTCTATGCAGAAAGTGAAGGAGAGATATTCAAAAGCTTTATGCAGAAATGGGCGCAGCATCGTGAAATGGTTTCTAAAATGACTGATATCGTCCGTGAGAACGGTCTGTTCGGTTTGCAGGCAGAGGAGAAGATGATGCGCTGGATGTTTGCCAGCCGTGAAGAAAAATCCGGTAAACTGTGGAAAGCCATCAATAACGACAATGTTTTGGAGTGTCAGAAAATGGAAAGCAACTCGGTGGATTTGGTTGTAACCAGCATCCCTTTTTCCAATCATTACGAATATACGCCGACCTATAACGATTTCGGGCATAATGAAAGCAACGACAAGTTCTTCGAGCAGATGGACTACCTCACACCAGAACTGATGCGGATATTGAAGCCTGGGCGGCTGGCTTGCATCCATGTGAAAGACCGTGTATTGTTCGGTAATGCCACAGGTGACGGTATGCCCACCATCGACCCGTTCTCCGAAATGACGGTATTTCACTACATGAAACACGGATTCCGCTACATGGGGCGTATCACAGTAGATACCGATGTGGTAAGGGAGAATAACCAGACCTACCGCCTTGGCTATACAGAGATGTGCAAAGATGGTTCTAAGATGGGTATTGGTTGCCCTGAATATGTGCTTCTTTTCCGTAAACTGCCTTCTGATACTTCACGTGCCTATGCAGATTTGCCAGTAACCAAGAATAAGAATGAATATTCGTTAGCCCGCTGGCAAATAGATGCTCATGCAAGTTGGAAATCTTCAGGTAATACTTTGTTAAGCTATGAAGATATGAAAGTTGCCGGTATTGACAAGATACGCCATTTGTTTAGAAACTATGAGCGTGAACATATATACAATTATGAAGAACATGTTGCTTTCGCTGAAGAATTAGAAGTTTACGGTAAACTACCAAAAACATTTATGGCCGTAGATCCTGTAAGTAAGAAACCTTGGATTTGGGATGACGTTACCCGGATGCGTACACTCAATACCAAGCAGTCACAGAAAAAACGTCAAAATCATATTTGTCCTCTTCAGCTTGATATTGTTGAGAGGTTGATTGAACGGTATTCAAATAAAGGAGACTTGGTATTCGACCCATTTGGCGGTATCGGTACTGTTCCTTACTGTGCTATTAGATTGGGGCGTAAAGGGCTCTCTACCGAGTTGAATTATGACTATTGGAAAGACAGCCTTTCATACTTGCATGAAGCTGAAATTGAAGTGAATGCACCGACGCTATTTGATTTGATGGAAGCTATTTAA